GGGCGTCGACCGCCAGGGCCAGGTGCTCGGGATCGACTGGCAGCCATGGCTCCACGGCCGAGAAGCCGGCGTTCAGCACGCCCGCCTGCCACGGCATCGGCGTGCGGGCGCCGTCACGGCCCAGGGTCTGGGGCCAATTGGCGATGGCCTCGGGATCCTGCAGACGCTCGAACGGCACATTGGCCTGAGGCAAGCCCAGTTCCTCGCCCTGATAGACGAAGACGTTGCCGCGCAGCCCCATCAGCAGCAGCAGGCACATCTCGGCGAAGGCCTTGCGGTCGCGCCCCTCGGCCCAGCGGGAGACGGCTCGGGGGGCGTCATGGTTCGAGAAGGTCCAGGACGGCCAGCCCTCCCCCTCCGCCCCCGGCCACATGGCCGCGCCCTTCGGGATCATGTCGCCGGTCAGGCGGTCCGCATAGAGATAGAGGAAGCCATAGGCGCTGTTCAGGCGGTCGTCGCCGGCCGTGAACAGCTTCATCTCGCGGTCGGCATGGTCGCCGCCGACCTCGGCCACTGAGAACCGGCCGCCCGCCGCGTCGGTCAGCGCCCGCAGGCGGCTGAGGAACTTCGGGATATCGGCGTGGCTCTGGTTGTGGATCTTGTCCTGAAAGTCGAACGGCCGCGTGCGCTTGCCGCCGGGCGGCAGCGGCGGATTGTCGGTGAACGCCGGGTCGTGCATCGAGAAGTTGATGGCGTCGAAGCGGAAGCCATCCACGCCCTTGTCGATCCAGAACCGGGTGACGGCCAGCAGGGCTTCCTGGACCGCCGGATTGTGCAGGTTCAGCTGCGGCTGCGAGGCCAGGAAGTTGTGCATGTAGTACTGACCGCGGCGCGCGTCCCAGGTCCAGGCCGGGCCGCCGAACACCGACTGCCAGTTGCTGGGCGGGCTGCCGTCCGGCTTGGCGTCGGCCCAGACGAACCAGTCGGCCTTGGCATTGTTTCGATCCTGGCGACTTTCGGCGAACCACGGATGTTCGTCCGAGGTGTGCGAGAACACCAGGTCGATGATGATCTTCAGGTCCAGGGCGTGGGCCTTGGCGATCAGGGCATCGAAATCGGCCAGGGTCCCGAAAATCGGATCCACGTCGCGATAGTCCGAGACGTCGTAGCCGAAGTCCTTCATCGGCGAGGTGAAGAACGGCGACAGCCATACCCCGTCGACGCCCAGCGAGGCGATGTGCTCCAGGTGCGCGGTGACGCCCGGCAGATCCCCGACGCCGTCACCGTTCGAGTCGGCGAAGCTGCGCGGATAGACCTGGTAGATCACGGCGCCACGCCACCATTCGGCGTTCATCGACGTCTCCGCACCGGGGCGAGCAAGAACCTGAACTGTCACTATCGTCCCTCGGAAACGCAAATCTTGTAGTCGAGCGGCGCAAGCGCGATGGCATAGCTGCCCGGCGCGCCGGCCGTCGCGGCGCATGCGCCGTGCAGCGACCGCCAGGCGACGGAAGCGGCCTCGACCGGAATATTGGCCGTCAGCGGCTGGTCGCCGGTATTGAACACCGCCAGCACCTCGGTCTTGTCCAACAGGCGCGAGAACGCGAAGAGGCCCGGCTTGTCGCTGGCGGCGCGGACCACCTGCCGCCCGTCGCGAAGGGCGGGTGTCGCCACGCGCAGCTTCGAAAGCGCGGCGATGCGCTGGTAGAGGATGCCGTCCGTCTTGAACGCCGAGAATGAACCCTTGGCGTTGGAACCGACCAGGCGGTTGTCGTTGTAGCTGGCGACCTGGCTTTCGAACATGTCTTCGCGGCTGTCGGCATAGTCGCCATCGCCGGTAAAGCCCTGCTCGTCGCCGTAATAGAGGGTCGGAACGCCGCGCGCCGTCAGCATCAGGCCGTTGGCAAGGGTGACGCGAGCCAGGAGCTCGTCGTCGGAAATGTCCGGCTTAGCCTTCAGCATGAACCAGCCGATGCGGCCCATGTCGTGATTGCCCAGGAAAGTCGGCAGCTGGCGCGCCCCGGCCTCGCCGCCCTCATAGACCGGGTCGGCGGCGAAGACGCGAGCCAGGCGGTCGGTCCCGGTCCGGCCGATGGCGATGTCGGTCGCGGCCGACTGGAAGGCGAAGTCCAGCACCGCCGGCAGCTTGTCGACGCGCGTGTGGCTGGCCAGCATCGCAACATCCGGGTCGAACACCTCGCCGAAGATGTGGAAGTTCGGGATCCCCCTGGCCTTGGCGCGGGCCAGCATCGCGGGGACGAAGGCCTGCCAGAACTGCGGGTTCACATGGCGGGCCGTGTCGATACGGAAGCCGTCGACGCCGAAGTCGTCGATCCACTCGCCGTAGATCTCGATGAAGCCCTGCACGACCCGGGGGTTCTCAGTGAACACGTCGTCCAGCGTGGCGAAGTCGCCCAGCAGCGAGCTCTCGCCCGCGAAGGTGCTGTCACCCCGGTTATGGTAGTAGATCGGATCGTTCAGCCAGTCCGGCGCCTTGGCGTGTTCCTGCCCGTCCGGGATGTATGGCGTATAGGCCCAGTCGGGACGCTTGAGCTTGCTGAAGTCCTTGCCGTCGAAACCGTCATTGATGGCCGCGCCAGCCAATCCACCCTGGCGCGTATAGGGATAGTCGGCGACGCCGCGATAGGCGCAGCGGCCGTTCGGGCACTCGCGGTACTGGATGACATCGGCCGTGTGGTTCACGACGATGTCCATATAGACCTTCAGCCCCCGGGCATGGGCCGCGTCGACCAGGGCCCTGAAGTCGGCCTTGGTTCCCAAGTGCGGATCGACGTCGGTGAAGTCGGCGATCCAATAGCCGTGGTGCGCGGCCGACTCATGGCCGGGCGGTCCCTGCACCGCGCGGTTCTTGAAGATCGGCGCCAGCCACACCGCCGTCGCGCCCAGCCCCCGGATGTAGTCCAGCCGCCGGGCCACGCCCTTGAGGTCGCCCCCGTGATAGAAGCCCGCACGCGTCGGATCGAAGCCGTCGACCAGCGGGCCGCCCCTCAAGCCCCCGTGGTCATTGGTCGCGTCGCCATTCTCGAAGCGATCGGGCAGGACGAAGTAGATCACCTCGTCCTGCGGCTTGCGCAACCGGTAGGACGCTTGGGGAGCCGCCGCGGCAGCCCCCAGCGCCCCCATAGCCAGCACGCTTGAGGCCGTCACGGCCAGCAGCGTCCTTCGCCAGGGCGTCAAGGCCGACATCGCTCCCCTCCCATTTGGCGGCAACCTCCACCCCGGGGTCGCCATTGCAATTGTTTGCAAGAATTTGCAGAGCCAATCGCAACCTGTCAATCCACCTCCTTGAAGCGATTTGCGCCCACATTGCCCAAGAGTCACACCGCCATATGGCGCATTAAGGCCACACAGGGCGCAGATTCCGGCGCAGCTACGGAACCAGAGGCGGCCGGCTTGCAATTTTTTGGGTTGATTACGACCCGTTAATTTGCAGTAGTTTGCAGCAACGGTCCGCCGCAGACGCATAACGCGCAGGGCCGGTCAGGGAGGGAGAGACGATGAACACCCAATTCTCGCGCCGCCGCGCAGGGCTGCTGGCCGGAGGGGCCACGGGCCTGGCGCTGGCGTTCGCCATGACCGGCGTGGCCCAGGCTCAGACGGCCGCCCCCGCCGCCCAAGACGACAGCAAGGTCGAGGAGATCGTCGTCACCGGCATCCGCCGCGGCATCGAGGGCGCCATCTCGCTGAAGAAGAGCTCGACCTCGATCGTCGAAGCCGTCTCGGCTGAAGACATCGGCAAGCTGCCGGATGTGTCGATCGCCGAGTCGATCGCGCGTCTGCCCGGCCTGACCGCCCAGCGCCTGGACGGCCGCGGCCAGGTCATCTCGATCCGGGGCCTGGCTCCCGACTTCACCACCGCCCTGCTGAACGGCCGCGAGCAGGTCTCGACCGGCGACAACCGCGGCGTCGAGTTCGACCAGTATCCGTCGGAACTGCTGAGCGCCGTCGTGGTCTACAAGACCCCCGACGCCGGCCTGATCGGCCAGGGCCTGGCTGGCACCGCCGACATGCGCACCGTGCGCCCACTGACCTTTGGCAAGCGCGCCCTGGCGGTCGGCGCCCGCTACGAGTGGAACGACATCGGCGCCCTCAACGCCGGCGCCAAGTCACACGGCAACCGGATCTCGGTCTCGTACATCGACCAGTTCATGGATGGTAAGCTGGGCCTGGCGCTGGGCTACGCCCACATGGAGTCGCCCTATCAGGCCGAGCGCTGGAACGCCTGGGGTTACCCCACCGACGCGGCCGGCAACCTGGTGATCGGCGGCGCCAAGCCGTACGTCCAGTCCAGCCTGCTGAAGCGCGACGGCGTGATCGGCGTCCTGGAGTTCAAGCCGACCGACTCTTTCAGCTCGTCTCTGGACGTCTTCTATTCGGAGTTCAAGAACCACCAGATCCAGCGCGGCATCGAACTGCCGCTGGTCTGGGGCGGCGTGCCGCTGACCAACGCCCAGGCCTCGGGCGGCATGGTGAACAGCGGGACCTTCAACGGCGTCAAGGGCGTGGTCCGCAACGACGGCAATGATCGCGACGCCACGATCAAATCGGTCGGCTGGAACAACAAGCTGAACCTCGGCGACGCCTGGACCCTGGTCAGCGACCTGTCGTATTCCAAGGTCGAGCGCACCGACCAGATCCTGGAGACCTATGCCGGCACGGGCCGCGCGGGGACCGGGGCGACCGACAACATGACGTTCGCGATGAACGGCGACGGCGTGGCGGTCTTCAAGTCTACCCTGAACTACGCCGATCCCAACCTGATCAAGCTGACGAGCTCGCAAGGCTGGGGCAGCGACATCATCACCGGCGGCCAGGACGGCTATCTGAACCAGCCGACCATCGAGGACGAGCTGAAAGCCGTCCGCCTGTCGGCCAACCGCGCTTTGGACGACGGCCTCTCCAGCTTCGAGGTCGGCTTCAACTACAGCGAACGCTCCAAGGGCCTGGTGAACGACGAGTGGTTCCTGCGCGTGAAGGGCTCGCCCGCCAGCGTCACCGTTCCGTCCTCGGCCCTGGTCGGCACGACCTCGCTGGCCTTCATCGGCATCCCGGGCATGGTCAGCTACGATCCGTTCGCCCTGATCAAGGGCGGGACCTACGACTTGGTCCGCAACCCGAACAGCGACGTGCTGGTCAAGAGTTGGGACGTCGAGGAGAAGGTCGCGATCGGCTATGTGAAGGCCAATATCGACGCCGCCGTCGGCAGCGTGCCGGTGACCGGCAACTTCGGCTTCCAGATCGTCCACACCGACCAGAGCTCGTCGGCCCTCGGGGCCAGCGGCACGGGTACGGGCGTCACCCGCACCAATCTCTCGGGCGGCAAGACGTACGTCGACTTCCTGCCCAGCATGAACCTGCAGTTCCGACTGCCTAACGAGCAAAGCCTGCGCTTCGCCGTCGCCCGCACCCTGGCTCGTCCGCGGATGGACCAGATGCGCGCTAGCAAGACCTTCAGCTATGACCCGGCCAAGTCCGGCAACACCAACATCAACTTCTCGCCCTGGAGCGGCAACGGCGGCAATCCGGAGCTCGAGCCGTGGCGGGCCGACGCTTACGACGTGTCGTACGAGAAGTATTTCGGCCGGCAGGCCTACATCTCGCTGGCCGCCTTCTACAAGGACCTGAAGACCTACGTGTACGACCAGAGCGTCGTGTTCGACTTCACCGGCTTCCCGACCGGCGGCAACCCGGCTCCGGCCACGCGCCTGGGCCTGGTGACGACGCCGCAGAACGGCAAGGGCGGCGTGGTGAAGGGGCTCGAATTCGCCGCCTCGATGCCCGGCGCGCTGCTGACCCCGATCCTGGACGGCTTTGGCGCCACCTTCAGCGCCTCGTACACCGAAAGCACGATCCACCCGAACCCCAGCGACGAGGCCACGCCGATCCCGGGCCTGTCCAAGACCGTGGCCAACCTGACCGTCTATTACGAGAAGAACGGCTTCTCGTTCCGGGTCAGCGACCGCTACCGTTCCAAGTTCCTGGGCGAGGTCACCGGCTTCGGCAATGGTCGCAACTACCGGATGGTCAAGGGCGAGTCCGTGATCGACAGCCAGATCGGCTACACCTTCACAGACGGCCCGATGGACGGCCTGTCGCTGCTGGCCCAGGTCAACAACCTGACCAATGAGCCCTTCGTCACCTACCAGAACAACGATCCGCGCCAAGTCATCGACTACCAGAACTACGGCCGCACCTTCCTGGTGGGGTTGAACTACAAGTTCTAGTGACCGACCTCTTCCCCAAAGCCTGCAGCCCCCCTGTCGGATCCGTCCGGCAGGGGTTCTTTTTGGCCGCTAGGTTTAGGACCCGATAGCCCGGCCGGCGCGCAGGCGCGGGTCACTCTCAGCGAGCCGCCGCGGGGCTGGCTGTTGTCCAGCGTCAGGTCGACGGTGCGCTGGCAGCCCTCGTTCAGGATCCTGACGGCCTGGGCCAGGGCGGCGGGATCGGCGGTCAGGCCGGCGCAGCCCGATAGAAGAACGGGCAGCGCAAGGCCCGCCATCGGGGCGATGACGTGTTTCATCGAAGACTCCTTCAGGGTTGGACGTTTGGGCTCAGCGACCCAGGAAGACCGCGCGCTCGGCCTCGCGGCGGGCGACGAGGCCCGGCAGTTCGCGACCGCCGGCGAAGCGCCACATCCGGAAGGCGTCGCCCGCGCCCTGGACGTCGCCGGCGATCAGCCGCCGGCGCACGCTGCTGTCGGCAAAGTCCGACGCGCCGCCGACCTCGCCGACGCCGATGTTATAGGCCAGGCTGACCATGGCCCCCAGCTGGCCGTCGCTCAGCCGGGTCGTGGGAAACAGCGCGACGACCTTGTCGCACACGGCTTGCGCGTCGGCCTTCAGCAGCGCGTCGGCGTCGGCCCGAACCATGCCGGCCGGCCAGCGCGCGCGCCACAGCCGATAGGCATACTCGCGATCCTTCACCGGCCGTCCGCCAGCGAACAGGGCGTGCCCCCAGCCGACGGTGTAGATCCCGACGGGATCGGCCTGGGGCTCCAGCAAGGCGGTCTTCTTGTCGCCGTCGTGCAGTCCCTCGAACCTCTGGATCAAAGCCAGCGCGCAGGCGGGAACGTCCCGCGCCGAGGGCGTGGGCATGGGTGGGCTCCTTTGTTGTGGGATTCAGGCGGTCAGCCGACCGCCGCGGGGATGACGACCGGCTTGTCGCCGGCCGCCACCTCGAAGTGCTGGGAGGCCGGCTCGTCGGCCAGGCCGTTGGCGGCCAGGATCCGGCGATAGGCCGAGACCCTGGCCTCCAGCTGCCGCTTCTCGCCTTCCAGGAGGGCGATGCGGGCGTCCTTGTCCAGGATCATGCGGCTATGCTCGCGGCGCAGGTCGCCCAGCTCGGCCTCGACCTGTTCGAGGCGCTGGGCCAGGCGTTCGGCCTCCTCGCGCAAGGTGTGGATCACCCCGGAGGCGGCGTCCTGCGCCATCTGCATCAAGTCCGCCTCGGCCTTGCGAGCGATCGCCCGCCGGCCGAGGAGGTCCTTGACCACCGCATAGATCCCCGGCGCGGCCACCACGACGTAGGGCCACGACTTGGCGATCAGGGTGGGGATGTCCATGGGGTTAGCTTTCGCTTGGCCTGGCTACCACTCGACAACAATCAGGCCGTCGCCGCCGGTCGATTGGCCGCCACCGTTACACGCAGCGCCGCCCCCGCCGCCGCCGAAGCCTGGTTTTGGTGCAATGGTGGCGTTAGCACTAGCGGCAGCGCCGGCTCCACCGAACACACCGCCAGCCCCAGACGTGCATGTACCGTTTGATGCAATGGTCGCGCCACCGCCGGCTCCTGTGCCGCCGATGCCACCATTAGACGTGGTATGGTAGTTGGGGCCGCCGCCGCCGCCCGCGAAGCCGTCGCCGGGAAAGCGAAAAGCCGCGCTGCTGGAATTGACGGTACCGTTGATGTTCAGGTTCGCTCCGACGGACAACAGGTCAAAACCACCGAGCAGCGCAGTCGAAGCGCTGGCAACACCGGCTCCCCCCGTTGCCTGCTCGCTTCCTCGTATGATGCTGGCCGAAGTAGCCCCCCCGACGCCCCCGCCGCCCGTCGCAGCATTGTTGTTGCTTGCGCCGCCGCTGATCGATCCCGAGTCTCCGCCATGACCGAGCTGCGAGCCCGCGCCTCCGCCGCCGCTCGCGGAGTAGCCTGCGTTGGCGTCGATCGAGCCGGACTTGCCGCCATTGGCGTTGATCAAGCTTCCACCCGTACCGACGCCTCCAAGAGCACCTGCAACCGCCTTTGCGGCGTCCGCGCAGAGGCCGCCTGCACCGCCTGTAGCGGATATGTAAGCTCCAAAGGTGGAGGTTCCGCCCACGCTCCCCGGCTGGCCATCACCACTCCAGACGCCGCCTTTTCCCACTGTGACCGGAATGCTCTGTCCTTGCGTTAGCCAAATCGTACCCATCGAGTAGCCGCCGCCACCGCCGCCAGTGGCTCTTTTCATTGTGCCACTGATCGTTGCTCCACTCCCACCTGCGCCTAGTACACGGACGCGATAGTAGCCAGAGACCGGCGCCGTGAATGTCCCGCTATCAAGGAAGGTCAAGTATCGACCTGTGTTGAAGATGCCTAACCACCCCAACGGTGGGATTCCCGAAGCGGTAACGAAGGCTGGACCGGTCGACTGTCCGACTACCGAAGTGGCCGCACCAGCCCCCTGCGTCGCCCCAATTCGCCCCAAAACACCGCGATTAGAACTACTCGGAATAGCCATGCTTAGAGCCCCGCCTTGTGGTGGATGACGTTGAAGGTTTCGGCGTTGTGGGTGGCTGCGTAGAGCTCGGTGGTCGTCCCCTGAAGCGTCAGGCCGGTCAGGGCGTCGACGATTGTGGTGAAAGCCTGAGCGGTGCCGCTAGGGTTGGCGCCGAGCACCGGCGTTTCGGTCAGGAAGAACTTCGACGTCCCGCCGTTCAGCGACAGGAAAAAGCGGATCATGCCCGCCGTCGTGTTGCCGGTGGCGGTGACGCGAAGCTGCTCGGTGACGATGCCCGCGGCGGTGCCGGTAGCGACCTTGACCATCGTGCCGGTGCCGTCGCGGTTGGTGTTGGCGGCGGTGAGCTGGACGATGTCGGGCGGCAGCGTGGTGGACGCGAAATTGGGCGCGGTGGCCATGGATCAGATCCCTTGTTGTTGCCAGGAGAACAGGTTGCCGCCGTTGTCCGGGACCCACTCGGTGTCGAAATCGACGGCGGATTTCTTGCGGAACAGCTGGCCGGGCAGACCGCCAGCTGGGAAGCCGGCGCCGGGAACGCCCGGAACGCCGCCGATGCTGATGTCCCAGTTGCTGACCGTGCCGGTGGTCGCCGAGACCTGAGTGACGGCGACCGTCAGGGTGGCGCCGGCGTAGGCGGTGCAGACTCCGACCATGAACCGGCTCGGGTCGCTGCTAGCCACGGCATAGATCGGCATGCCCGCGACGAAGCTCTCGCCGCTGTCGACGGTCCAGGTCTTGGTCCCGACCGCGATGGCGTTGGAGGTCAGCGACTTGGTCGAGAACGACACGCCCGAGGCGACATTCTGGACCTGCGTCAGGATGGCGGCCGCGTCGTTGGCCTTGGTGGTCGCGATCCCCGCCTGGGTGGTCGCCAGTGTCACCTGGCCGGCTGCCAGCGTGACCTGGCCGGCCGCCAGCGTTACCTGATTCGCCGCCAGCCCCACCTGGTCGGCCGCCTGCGAAGCTTTGGTCGTGGCGGTAGTCGCCGAAGCCGCCGCGGCCGCTTTGTCCTGGGTCACTTGAACCGCCAGGCCATTCACTTCGGTCGCCAGCGCGTTCGCCTCCGTCACGAAGGTCGGCATCTGCCCCAGGAACGCGTCGGCGCGGGTGTTGAAGTTGGCGGGGTCGTTGGTGGACGGCGGCGTGGGGAGCGCCGTGATTTGTGCGGTCACGGGATCAGACCTCTTCCAGTTCGAGGGAAATCAGGGCGTCTTCCGGCTGGTCCATCGAGATCGTGAACCGCTTGTAGACACCGACGATGAGCAGGGCCGAGAAGTAGCCGCTGTCCTGGTCGTCCAGGCCCGACCACAGCGCCGGCACGGCGTTGAGGTCGTCGCGCAGCTGCAGGATCCGATCGACGTCGGTCTTCTTGCAGCGCAGGGTCTGGACGGTGCGCGGCACCGAGCGGCGGGGAACGAGGGCGGCGGTCCCGAAGTCGTCGCGGTCGATCTTCGAGAAGTTCAGCGCGTCGCTCTCGGCGTCGTGCTGGGTGCGGCCCAGATAGACGGACGAGCCCAGCACCACGCCGCCGCAGGTGACATCGCCGTTGGCCTTGGTCAGGGTGATGGTGATGACCGCGTTGGTATAGGGCGGCAGGTCGAAACGGGCGAACTCCTGGCGATACCGGAACGCGCCGAAGAAGTAGTCGTACCAGCCGCTGGTTGGCCGGTTCAGCAGGTTGGCCGAAGCTGTGTAGACGGTCGCTCCGGCCACCTTGACCGAGACCGTCACGGTGTCGGCGACCATGCCGACGACGCCGATCGAATCCACCCGCTGGCCCGGCGTGATCGAGACCGTCAGCGGCGAGGCCGTCGTCGTACCGGTGTTGCGCAGCAGGTCGAACATGGCCCAGCGATTGGTCGGGCCGACGTCGAGCCACCAGCCCGCGGTATCCGTCGCCGGATCGTGGCCGAGGTTGACGCTGACCAGCGCCGTGTGGGCGCCGCTTTGCGAACCGCTGAGCCCGAGCGCGCCACCGCCGCTGCTCGCGCTGACCTTGAAGGTGTTGGCCGTGTCGGCGACGACGTAATAGGTCGTCCCCGTCGTCAGCCCCGACGGCAGCCCGCCCGTGGTCGAAAAGGTGATGGGGGTATTGGCCGCCAGACCATGGCTGGGCCAGGTAATCACCCCCGAGCTGATCGTGATCATCACCGCCGAACTCTTGCTCGGGATCGACTCGTAGATGCGATGCGTCGTGGTGCTGATGACCCGGTCGCCGCCCTTGTAGGACGTGGCGGCGCTCCAGACCGCCTCCCCCGCCGACGGCTCGGCGCAGGTGGTGCTGGTCAGGAGGGCGGGCGTGATGGGAATGGGCGGAAGCGCGCGCATCAGGCGGCAGCCTGGGTCTGCATGGCGCGGCCGCCTTCGGTCACGTTGGTCAAGGTGCGCTCCATCTTGTCGTTGCTGGTGGCGATCCGGGCGCTGGTGGCGCGCAGGTCCGCGAGCTCCTCGCGCAGGCGCCGCAGCTCACTGATCAGGGACGGGTCGTCTTTCTGGTCGGCCCGGCGGACATTGACCGCCTCGCCCGGGCTGAGGGCCAAGTTGAAAAGCTTGGAATCCGGCGGACCGGAACCGCCAACCTCGAACCCGCCGCCGGTGGCGAATTTCAGCGCGCCGCCCTGCGCGTAGGTCAGCTTTCCGGCGTCCACCAAGGCGTTGGCGGCGTCGATCCCCTGGCTGTTGACGATGTCCAGGTAGCCGGGGCTGTACCGGGCCGCGATTCCCTTGGCGTAGGTGTTGATGTCCGAGGGATCGTTCGCTGTAGCGCGCCCCATGTCGCTGTTGACCAGGCCCCAGAAGAAGGCGGCGTTGTTCAGCTCCTTTTGCGCATTGGTGAGCGAAGGCGTGCTTGGTGCGCTGCTCTGCGCACCAGGGATGGGCTGGCCGCCAACAGCGACCACACCCGCCGCCGCTGCGGCCTGATTGGCCGCCTGCAGCCCCGCGATCGCGTCCCGCACCGAAACGACGCTGCCGTTGATCTGGATCAGTCCCTGAACCGAGGCGTCCAGCGCTTCCAGCTGCCGCTCGGCGATCGAGACCTGGCGGTCGGCGGTGTCGGCCGCCTCGTCGACGGCCGAACGGACCAGGCCGACATCACGCAGATAGTCCAGGCTGGTCGAGACGTAGTCGCGCGAGGCGGCGGTAAAGGCCTCGCCATCGGCTTGCAGCCGGCCCATGGCGTCGGGGTCGCCCAGTCGGGCCAGGGACGCGGTCGCCTGGAAGGTCTGGCGCGCCATACGGTAGCGCGTGGCCAAATCCGTCCCGGCGATGGTGCTCGTCAAGCTGGCGCTGAACGCCCGCAGCGACGACGACAGCGCCTGGAACTTGTCCTTGGTCGCCTGGATAGCGTCGTGCTCGCGCTGATAGGCCTGGGTCAACACGTCCCGTGCGGCGGCCACCTTCTCGGCGGCGTCCTGAGCGGCCCAGATCTGTTGCTGAAGACCCTGCTGAATGGGGTCCTTGATCGCCGCCAGGGCTAGGGTGCGCCGCAGCGCCTTGGCCTCCTCGCTCCGTCCCTGGGCTTCCAGAAGGTCCGCGCGCATGCCGGACTGCTCGGTCGCCAGCCTGGCGGCCTCGGCGGCGTCCTGCGCCTTCCACAGGGTCTCCAGGAATGGCGCCAGCGCCTGGTCCAGTTCCGTGACCGCCTTCATCTCCGCCTTGCGGGACTTGGACAGTTGCTCGGCCGGCGACAGCACCAGGGCGTCAATCTGGTCCTGGATGGAGGCCTTCTTGTCGCTGACCGCCTTCTGGGCGGTCTCCGCGGCCGTGGCCACCTTGTCGAACGCCGGCGCCAGGGCCATCAGAGCGGCGTAAAGCTCGGCGCCGGCCTGGGTGGAGACGTCCTGCTTGAGGACCAGGGCCGTGAAGTCGTCGCGCGACAGGTCGGCGGGCAGCTTCAACTCGGCCAACCTGCCGGCCACCGAGTCCTTGACCGGCTTCAGCCGCTCGTCCTCGCTCAGGAAGTGCTCGGCGAAGAAGGCGGTCTGGTCGGTAAGATTGTCGAGGCCGCCGACCAGGTCGACCAAGCGCTCACGCGCTTCCAGCGAGGCCACACCCACGGTGGCGAAGGTCATGCCGACCGACTTCAGCGTCGTGTCGATCACCTCATATTGCCTCGCCACGCGGACCAGGGTCTCGAAAGCCCCTTCGCCCACCTTCTGGAACTGGGCGATCGCCGGCACGGCGGCCTTGGCCATGTCGTCGCCCAGCTTGCCGAAGACGGCGTTCAGCGCCTCCTCGATCTGCGTCCCGGTCATGTCCTTGAAGGACAGCTTGCCCAGCTCGACCTTGAAGCTGGCCAAGATTTCCTCGACGCCCGTCGCCTTCAGCGCCTTGGCCGCGTCGGTGACGCCCTTGCCCAGCGAGCCGACCAGCTTGGTGATCTGATCAAGGAAATCGCCGTCCAGAGCGCCGGTCTCGGTGATCACCTTGCTCTTGTTCGAGGTCGTGACCCCGAAGGCCTTCTTCTTGGTGGTCTCCAGCACCTGCTGATAGGTCGAGCCGGACAGCCCGCCCTCGCCGATCGCCCCCAGGGTCGCGACGTCGAACTGGATGCCCTGGTCCTGCAGTGTCCGGGTCGTCGACTTCGAGAAGCCCAGGTTCGACAGGGTCGCCGAGGTCCCGGTCTTGCCCAGGTTCAGGCCCTGCGTGCTCAGCATGCCGCCGGCTCCGAACGACTTGGCCAAGGCCGAGGCGACCGCGCCGATCTGGTCGTCGATCGACTTCAGCGAGCGGACCATGGCGTTGCCGTATTCGAGATCCTTGTTCTCGTAGGCCTGGGCATGGGTCAGGGCCTTTTCCAGGCTCTCGGACTTGGCCTTGGGATCGCCGAGGACCGAGCCTGCGCCTTGCGTGTCCTGGCGCGTCTTCATGTCGTTGGCGCCGGGGACGGAACCGCCGCCACTCGGCTTGCCCTTGATCGCGGCGCCAGCCTGGACGAGCGCGGCAAGAACCGCCGCGCCGGCCAGCAGATTGAACGGGAACGGCAGGCCGCTCAGCGTCTTGGCGTAGGCCGTGGCGCTGAACGCAGCCTGCTTGGCGGCTTCGCCGCTCACCGCGCTGGCCGTCTCGGCGCCGTGCAGCGCCATCGATTTTATGGTGTTGAGGGTCTCGATCGTGTGGAACGCGATCTCGGCGACCTGCATGGCCTTGTAGCCGTCGGAATTCTCCTTGAAGAACCCCTTGGCCGCGCCGGCCATGGCCGCGTAACCCTTGATTTGGACCTGGGTGCGCTTCTCCTGCTGCTCAGGCGTGAGAACGCCACCGGGCGCGTCCCTGTCGAGCTTGGCGACTTCCAGCGCATAGGCGGAAAAGCTGGTCAGCACATCGCTCAGCGCCTTGCCGGTCTTGCCGAACGCCGCCTCGAACTGCTTGCCGAGTTCCGGCGCCAGCTTGTTGATGTCGGTCAGCTTGCTGATCAGAGCATCGAGATTCTTGCTGATCGGGTCTTCGAAGCTCTTCAAGCCTTCGACGCTGAAGACGCCCGGACGAAGGCCGTCGACAGGCGCATCTTGCTGGAGCGAGATCGGCTCCTGGCGATCAAGATGGCCGTAGTCGCGCGCCTTGATCATGTCGGCGGCCTTGCGGCCCGCGTCATGACCGGGCGAGGCCCCCGTAGAATGCGGCGCGGCTGCGCCAGCCTCCTTCTCGATCCGATCCTTGGCGATCTCCACGGCGCGACCGGCGATCCGGCCGGGGATGTCCATCACGCCCTCGAAGCCGCCCCTGAAGCCGTTGCCGAAGGCGGCGCTGATCGCGCTTCCCGCCGACTTGGCCGCGCCGGCGAACTGGTTCGTCAGCTTGGCGACCTGAACCTGGCCGAGATCGGGAAGCGCCAGCGACAGGCCCAGCTTCTTGGCCAGCCAGTTGACCGTGCCGATCAGCCCGTTGGCCAGCCCGATGGCGCCGTTGACCATCTTGCCCACGCCATCCAGGACCAGATTGACGCCGGAGATGATGATGTCGCCCATCGCCGCCGGCAGCACCGCCCAGGCGACGCGGATCGCCTGGACCGCGCCGGCGAAGACGCCGACCGCGAACGCCGCCGCCTTCAGCGAGACGTCCGTGACGGTGTGATAGGCGGACGTGAAGCCCTCGCCGATCGCCTTCAGGCCTGGCCCGAACGCTCCCATCAAGCTGTCGCCCAGCGTCTCGAAGGTGGCCTTGGCGACGTCCCCCATCGTGACGGACTTGTCCTTGACCCGGCCCATCTGCTCTTCGGTCAGGCCCATGTCCCTGGTCAGATCGCCGGCGTTCTTGCTGATGTCGTGCGCGGCGATGGCGAACACGGCCGCGACCCCGGCGGCCGCGACGGCGATCCCCGCCAGGATGACGCCCAGCGGAGCAAGCGCCACGCTTTCGGCGGCGGCCAGTTCGCCCGCGGCGACCGTTTGCGCCTCCATGGCCGCGGTCGCCGCACCAGCCGACACGGCATTCACGTCCTGCGCGGCGGCGGCGCTGGTCGTGGCCACTTGCAAGACGCCCGTGGCCAGGCCGAGGGACTTGAACGTCTCGACGAGGCTGACCCCGTCCACCTTGGCCTTCAGGAGCATCTTGGCGACATCGCCGCCCTTTTCGGTGAGCACCTTCATGGGCGCTTCGCCGGAGGCTAGCGCGCCGACAGCGTCGATCATCGCGCCGCCCAGCTCCTGAGCTGTCTCGTGAACCTTCTTGAGCTTTTCCGAGCTCTTGTCGGCCGCGGCCTCGGTCTTCCCCATCGCGTCGGAGACCGCGCCCTGGGCATTGGCCACCGCGATACTGGCCGACTGCAGCTGGACCAGCGACTGGTTGTGAATGTTGATCGACGCAGAGCCCTGTCGCGCCATGGCCGCCACGACCTCCAGCCGGTCGCCGACGGCCGTCATCACGTCGCTCAGCGGCCCGAGCTTGCCGAGCAGGTCATCGAATCGGCCCACCAGGTCGCCGACGTTTCCGGCGGCCCGGCCCGCCTGCCCGTTGAGGGCGTTGACCTTGGCCGTCAGGTCCTCGACGCCCTTCGTGGCCTTCGTCACCTGTTTGTCGAAGGCGCCGACGGTGGCCGTCAGTTGATCGGTCACCTTCTTGACCGCGATCTGCGCGACCGTCAGGCCGGCCGTGGCGACGGCGACCTTCTTGAGGTCCGTGATCAGCTCATCCAGATCCTTATCAGCCACAACGGCTCTCCCAAAAAGGCTTCGGGCCGCGCTCCCCGCGAGGAGAGCGCAGCCCGGTTGGTGGTCAGCCGCCCTTGGCGGGGGCCGTCATGATCAGAAGATGTTCAGCGTCCAGGGCCATCAGGGCCCGCCGCTCCCACGGCTCCAGCCGCACGCCCTCGTCGCGCTCCCAGGCCTGGATTTCCAGGCGCGACAGGCGCGAGGGGCCAAAGCCGCCGGACTGGCGGGTCTGGCAGAGGTCGGCGTACCAGCCCCACAGGTGGGCGACGTGCGGCGACAGCGCCGGCGGATGGGCGAGGCGCCAGGTCGCTTCGGGATCGCCCTGGCGGGCCAGGCTCTCCAGGTGCGTCCGCAGCGGCTCGCCGTCGTCCTGCCGGCCGGCGAGCTCGAACTGCTCGCGGCCGTAGGCGATCAGGCCGCGGACTTGCCCGGCATAAAATTTCCGAGGTTGTTCGACGCCGTGGTGACCTGCTCGGCGATCTCGGAATTGCGGCTGACCAGGCGGAAGGCGTTCTCGGCCGACCACTCCTGCTTGATGCCGCGCCAGCCGACCAGGCGGATGGCGGTCAGGCGATGGCCGAAGGCGATGTCGTCCTCGATCGGCGTGAAGTCGGCCTTCTCGGGATTGGCCCGGCCGGTCATGGCGGCGGCCACGGCCTGACGCTTGCGGCGGTCGTTGACGAGGCGATTGACCTCGCTCTGCACCTTCTCGGACTGGCCGCCCAGGACCAGCAGGAAAACGCCGGAGCCCGTGCCGTCGGCGCGGACGTACTCGATTTCGAACGGGGTGTCGCCGGCGGCGACGGCGTCCAGGTCGGTGAGGTCGAACAGGGTTTCGGTCGAGAACTTGGTCATGGTCTGTCCTTGGAAAAGGACGGCCGGGCGCGACCCGGCCGCTAAGTTTTGAGGGGACTTCAGGGGGAGGGAGAAAGGACCGCGCCAGTTAGGCGGCGCTGTCCTGGATGGCGATGATGGTCTGGTCGGTGGCCAAGGCCGCGCCGCCGGCGCTGTTGATCTGGGCCGTGAACGGATAGGTCCGGATCACCGCCTTCTCGCCGTCGTCGGGCGTGTCGCCGGTCAGCTTGATCATCGGCAGGTTGATGACCACGAAGTCGGCGTTTGCCGTGGCGTCCTCGGTCACCGCCAGCACCAGCGAGGTGGTCGAGCGATTATCGAAGATGGTCTGCAGGGTGACGCTGTCGAACTTGGCGGTGAAGCTGCCCGACACGGCCAGGCGACCGCGCTGGATGTCGTCGACCACGTTCGAGCCAACCACGGCGTCGCTGTGGGCGGCGTTGCCGTTGATGGTCACCTGGGCGCCGGTGACGTTGGCCACCGGCGCGCCGTTGACCAGGATCACGCCGTTCACGGCCGTCAGGATGTCAGTGACCGTCTCGGCGTTGGGCGAGGTCAGCACCTGGGCCGCGCCCAGCGTGCGGGTGCGGCCGACCGTGTCCAGGCTGATGGTGGCGTTACCCGTAGCCGGCAGGTTCAGCGCGGCCTGGCCCACCTGCTGGTCGGCATAGGTTTCGGAACGGCCGAGGTCGGGATACCACTCCTCGAAAGTGTAGTAGTCGTTCGAGTGGGCGCTCAGCGGGACCAGCGACTTCTTGCCGGTCACCGCCACGGTGGCGCTGGCGATATTGCTCTCGGCGACCAGCGGCGCGCCATTGACGACGCGGACAGTGGCCGCCAGAGCGGTCAGGCCAACGATCAGCAGGTTCTTCTGGGTGTTGGCGGCGTTGAAGGCGCCGGCCGTCAGGCGGACCACGTCGCCGATCTTGAAGCCATCGGTTAGGTATGAGCCGGCAGCGCGGGTCAGGGTCCAGTTCTGGCCTGAGGCGGCGATGGTGATGGTGGCGCCGGCGGCCGAAACGCCCGCCGTCATGTCCTTGCGCAGCAGCGAGCCCAGCAGGGCGGCGTAGGTGCCCGGGGACAGCAGGCCGTCGATCTTGCCGGCCGGCTTGACGACGCCCAGGCCGACGCCTGTCGACTGCTGATGGCTGACGATTTCGTTGCTTTCAAAAGTGTCCGGCGGGGCCTGGAACACCGAGCTGGTGCGGCGCACGACCTGGCCGCCCGCGCCCGTGGCGGCGGCGCCGAGGCCGGTCTGCTTCTTGTAGACGGTCTTCTTGTTGATGCCCTGGGCGACAGCCATGGGGATCTGCTCCTTGTCGTTTTCGGGAGGGGTGGGTCAGACGAGGCGGAAGGGCCCGTCCCTTCGGGCGGAGACCGCCGTCAGCTGGTGATCGTGGCCACGAACGGGATCTGGACGGGCACGACGTAGCGGTCGCCCTCCAGCATCGCGGCCAGGATGAGAGGGGTGCGGGCGACCTGGGTGGTCAGGCCGTCCGCGGTGAAGGCCGCGCCGCGATAGAAGGTCGAGCGCAGCAGCTCGATGCGAGCGGCCAGGTCGGCCACGCCCGCGCCCTGCGGCCAGCACAGGGCGACGACGAACTGTCCGCCTTGCTGGAAGCTTCGGCCGTACTCGGTGTTGGCCGGCTCGGCGAAGAGCATCGACACCCGCTGGTACGGCGTCCCCGCCGTCGGCGTGTAGGCGATGTTCTCCCAGGCCGTGGCGAGGGCCGGGCTCATCGCGGCCAGCGCCGTCTCCAGCGCCGCGCGGATCTTCAGCACGCTCATCGGCGGTCCGCCGGCAGCGGCGCGAGCGGACGGGTCGCGGAAGCCAGGCGGCTCCCGACTGCGGGGGCGAGGATCATGTGGGAGGTTCCTGGATGAGCAGGCGAGACGCCCCCGCGCCTCGACGGAGCTGCGGGGGGTCGCCAAAGACCGGCTCGCGGCTCAAGTCGAACCGTCGAAACCGGAAAAATCAAAGGTTTGAACTTCAGTCTTCGGAGGTTGAAAGCCTTGCAAAAGGCACACCTCCCATAATGATCAGATTAGACTATCTACCTTCCCGACAGTCAAGCCATTTGTTCTTTAAATGTTCCTACGGTTGCGATCACGCGCAATCTGCTTGGCTAAGTCCACAACGAGGTCCAGAGTCTCGACTAGGACTTGTCGATTGCGCGTGAAGGCGCGACCCGCGCCCCAGGCCGACAGGCTGGTCCCCTCGCCCGCCACCGCGCGCAGCAGGCGCAGGGCCATGGGCTTGTCGGCCAGCGACATCGCCACGGCGCGATCGGCGCGGGCCACAAAGTCCAGCATCCGGGCCCGCCGCAGCCGGGCGGCGACGAAGCGATCGTTGTCGTGACCGCCCTTATGACCGGGCTCCAGGCTGGCGGCGCGCAGATCACGGCCGCGGGCCTCGAAGCCTGCGCGGTATAAGAGACCGACGGCGTAGTGGGCGTCGGTGATATGATCGCCCTGGCGCAGGCTGCGCAGGCCATCGCGGGTGGAAATCCGCAAGGGTCCGGCGCCAGAAGCCCCGGCGACAACCTCGCCGCGCGCCTGGGCCAGATGCAGGGTCTCGATCAGCCCAGCGGCGATCTCCGATTCCTCGGCACGGGCCAACTGGGCGCCGGCGATGCGCAGCACAGTCTCACGCGCGGCCTGGCGGGCGGCGGGACTGATCGCCAGGCTGGCCGCGCGATCGGCGCGCGCCATGTCGGCGCGTTCGGACGCGGTCAGCCCCTCCGGGCGGATGACTTGGACGGAAATGACGATCCCCTTCTCTTTCGAATGTCGTGCTCAGCGCCCGAAGCGGACGCCGCGTCGGTTCTGAGCCAGGGCATGGCGGCGGGCTTCGCCAGCGCAGACCTGGGTGACAAAGTCGTGGCCTTCGCTCTCCGCCAGCATCCGACCGGCGGCGCGGATGATCGCGCACAGCATCGGCTTGCGCGGTCCGCAGGCCTGGACGGCGCGGTCGATAGCGCCCTCGGCGATCTCCTCCTGCAAGCCGCTCACCCGCCCTGCTCCTCCAGGACGGCGCGGCCGGCGGCGGTCAGGCTGACCCGGCATGGTCGGCCGCCCAGGCGCTCGATCAGGCCCGACAGGCGCGCGGCCTGGGCCCGATCGCTGCCAGCCGACAGGCTGACGGCCATTTCGTCGGCCAGGTCCGCCAGGGTCAGGGGGCCGTCGGCCAGGGCCTCCAGCACGGCCAGCACCTTGGTGGGAACCACGGGCCCATCCAACACGGCGCCGCACAGCCGGCTGCGGATCGCCTCGGACACGGCGTAGCGGTCGGGACGCGGATCACCCATCAGCAGGGCGGTGAGAATGGCGCGCGGCGGCCGGCGATCGGCCTCGGTGCGACGGGCCGTATAGACGTGCGAGGTCACCTGACCGGCCGAACCGGTCGCTTGGATCGGAATCATCTGGAGCTTCCTGCGGCTTAAGCCGGTGGATTGAATTTCGGGAGAGATCCCGCCCGGCTCGCGTCGCCAGGGCGGAGTTCTCGGAATATCCAATTTGTACCAAATACAAATTTGCATGGCAAGCAAATTTTGTGTT